TGTCATGTCGCCCTTAGCTGTTCCTGTTACTACAGTACCACCTGATACGTGACAACCATTGTCAATACCTAATAAGAAAACATTGTCGTTAGTATCTTGTACAAAGATTTGACTTCTTGAATAAGCCATAAGTCTAAGCTCATTAGTCATATCATGGTCAATCTTTTGTAGTGTTACAGATAACGCCTGAGTAAAAAATGTTGTGCCATTAGCATTGTCTGAATTGATAGTAACTGTCATACTTGATAAATTAGGTACTAAGTCATATTTGAAAACTGTAACAGTACCACCACAACAAGACCAATTCGCAAACCCTGCTGTAGTCATTTCAGTAGCATTTATCGTAGCTGTAGCACTAACATTATTACTATAAGACTTAGCTATAAAAATTGCTTTCAAGCCACCAATCTGGTCTTTACAATCTATTAATCGTCCTCTTGTTATATCACAAGCCATAATTATTATTTATTAAAAGTTAATAAAAGGGAGGTATATTACAACCTCCCGTTTTAAAGTATTATTTAAAATATGCAACCAACAACCCCGTCAGTTCCAATACCTGATTGTACACCTAAGCCAAAGTTCATTACAACTCTTATGTTATCTGAACCATCATATTGATATGTCGGTATTAAAATCGCTTCAGTCATATCTGTGCCTAAATTAGAACCTACTACTAAGTTGTCTTTGTAAGTCGCAACAATAGCATCATCTGGCATACCTGGACATCTGTATATTGGATGACCTAAATAACTAAGATTTTCAGGATTAAGAGTTAAACCCAACATATTAATACCTTGACCTGTAGCAGAACCTGCTAAGAATTGTGCATAAAAGCTATACATTTTGTTGTTCATATAGAATCCAAACCCTTCTTTAAACTCAAGTCCTGGATGAGTGCCTGTTACACTTGCGTAAACAGTTGCTAGAGCATCATCTATATTAGCCGATGTAGTCGCTGCCCCTGAGTTCATAGTAACCTGTGTAAAGTCTGCAGTAGCTGAAGCATTTAAACCATTTTGGTCAAACACACCATCATTAGAAAGGAATCCTGCACCAAATATGTTATTTGCATCTGCAACCCAAATACCATTTTCAATTTGTGCTGAAGCTTGACCTGCGACAACTTGTAATAAAAAGTCCTCAAATGATTGTGGCAAATTACCATTTTGTGTCATATTTTTTCCAACCCATGTTGGATAAAGTGTTTTACGACATACCTCACGATTTACTTTTAAATCAGTTACAGTAAGTACTCTTTCACCTAAAGTAGTAGTACCTGCATCATTAAACGCACATGCCGCTGCTACTATAGGATCACTAGTAACCAAACTACTAATTACCGCTTTACTTGTTAAACCATCCATTTGTCTCACATAACCTTTAGCAATCGTATCATTAGATTTGACAGCAGCCGTAACGTAAGGCAAAGCTTGTTCACCTGCGTATGTAGTAGCAGGATTTACTGTGATATCAAAATCACGTCTTTTACTAATGTTCGTTGGAACATATTTATTTTTCGCCATTTTTAAAATTATTTATTGTTAATATAATACGCTGCCCTTTCACTAATTGAAAGTTTAGCCAAATCCATAGTTGAATCAAAACTAGAACCTTCAGGATTGTAATTAATACCTTCCGTTGCAGGTTCGCCACTTAATTCTACTATTTTACTTTTAAGTTCTTCTATTTGTGTCATAAGATCACCTATAACTTCAGATGACATTTCAGTTTTTTCTTCTTCTTTAACTTCTTCAGTTTCTTCAACTACTTCAGATGATGCTTCTACTTTATCAGCTTTAAGATCAGCTACAGCATCCTCTAAGTTTTTTATTCTTATCTCCATGCCTTTCCAATCTGCAACATCCGCTTCTTCTGCTAGTTCTTCTTCTTTAGATTCTTCAGATGCTTCTACATCTTCAGCTTCTTTTTCTTCGCCTAAGTCTAAGATTTCAGATGAATCACCTATTGTCATCTCGTTACCATTTTCCATTTTATAGTTGCCTGGTTCAAGTTCTTCAGCTTCACCATCATCACCAACAGCAAATACTTTAGAACCAATCATAAATTGCTCATCTTCTGTAGCAATAGTACGACCATCATCTAATTTCATTTCAGCGTATAATTTAACGCTATTTGATTTTGATTCGTTTTTCATTTTTATAAGATTTAAGATTTTTTCTAGTGTACCCATAACATGTATAAATATAAATTGATTATTATTGTTTACTTCTTTAACGTTTTACTGTTCTATTTTTGATAGCAGAACATACCTTAGCCGCCGTTTCTTTGTTGCCGTATTGTTTAATCTGATCACGCATACAATCATCCCAAGAGTACTTTAACATTGCTTTTCTTTTAGCATAAGCAACATACTCTAACATCTTGTATTTCTTTTTGTATTTACGTTTTTTCTTTTTATTATATAGTTCTTCTTTCATTGTAGCTGTAGAATGATCTGCACAAGGCATATATAGTTTTTCACCATCTACTGTATGAGGGTGTGAACCTATACAACCTTTAAACATTTCAGCATATATTTCAGCTTCTTCTTTAGTTCTAAATAAAGGTTCACCATCTAAAGATGCTACAGGGTTTAATTCATTTTCTAAAATGATGTTTTTAATTTTACCTAGCATAATATCATCAGGACAATCTTCACATACTTCATCTAGTATATCTTTATTCTTAGATGCTTCTATTAGTTTGTCTGTAAAGTAGCCTTCAATGCTAAAGCCCCTCACCTCTTTATTTTTAATTTTTTCCCAAATATCAGGATTATTTTCTGCACTTACTTGTACAAACCAAGTACCAACAGGCATATTCTTGAATCCATACATATTAGATTTGTCAAATTTTTCATCTTCTTTAATCCACGATTCTACGACAGTTAAACCTTCTACGGGTTCTTTGTGTTCTAGTGTGTGATTATTGTTGTTTAAACTTGACATAAATAGGTTTTGTGCCTGTTTAATAGTTTCTTTAGTAAAGAATACATCATATTCTTCGTTAGTGTCTTTATCTAATCTTGGTATTCTTTTCTCAGGAATAAGAACAGCACCTATTAATTGTTTTTGGTCTTCATCTATTTTTGCTAGACTTAGAAAGTCTTGATTAAAGAATACAAAGTTTTCTTCTATTGCAGGAAACTTGACTACGCTTATTGCATCAACGCCAAAAAAGTCTGCTGTTTCATCAATAATTAATTCTATTAATTTTCTTTTTTTGTCCATAATACTTATAAATATAAAGTTGTTAATTTTGTTTACAATGTGGCTTGTATTTCTAGTTCTTCTTGTAGTGCCTGAGCATCAGATATTTCATTCTCTATTACAAACGCCTGTACAGGTTGCATCTCTGCATCAGGTGAAATAGAGTTTATATTAGGTATTGTGCCACCAATACCACCCATAGCAGGAGTACCACCTACTGCACCAACTGAAACATCACCACCATCACCTGCACCTGCTTTTGACAGTATGCCTTTAGCTGTTCTTAAATTAGCCATAACTGTTGCAATACCTGTTGCTACTGCAGCTAAGTTACCAGGAAAAGGCATAGATTGTGCCGCCTTTACTGCACCTGAGATAGCTAATGCTGTATCAATTAATATATTAGAAACAGCCGCCGCTTTTGCAACTTTAGAACCTTCACCTGCAATAGATTCAATTGCTGTTAGAGTATCTTTAGCTGCTTTTATTTTAGCATTTTTAATTTCATTTTCATCATTAATAGCTTTATCTTTAGCTTTTTCTTCTTCTTTTTCTTTTGCTTTTCTTTCTCTTTCTGCTTCTGCATCTGCATCTGCTTTTATCTTATCTTTTTTAGTTTGTGCATCTTCTTCTATAAGCAATAGCATTGCTTGTAATTCTTCTTCATTTTGTATTGTTCTTTGAGCTAATTCTTTTCTTTTTTCTGCTTCAATATCAAGAGCATTTAAAGAAGATTCTAGCTCAGTTTTACCAATAGCAGACAGCTCCGCCATGTTAGCAATCCTTTCATCATGTAAAGCGTTTTCATTTGTTTTTTGTTCAGATTGTTGACCGATAATTCTTTCTTCTATATCAATTAATTCTGTCTTTGCATTTTTCAAAGCAACTTGTAGATCTATATTTTCTTTATCTTGGTCAAGTTCTTTTTGTGCTAAATCTACCGCTAATTGTGCATTAGCCTTTTCTGTCTCTGCTTGTTTTTCTAATACCTTACCTAGTTTATCATTCGCTTCAATACGTTCATCAATAGTAAGGCTTATATCATCTCTAATTTGTCTTTGTATCTCAGCATCTTTTTGATATGTTAATTGTAATTGTCGTTGTTCAGCATCAGCTAATTTAACTTCATTTCTTAATCTAACAAGAGATTTTGAAGTTTCTAATATACCTTCAAAATTCTCACTACTATATAAATTTTTAAGTTTCTCAGCATTTTCTTCTTGTAGTTCTCTTATCTTAAATTCATCTTCTACATAATCTTTAAAATTATCTACTAAGTCTTTTCTGTTTTGTTTAGCATCATCTTGTAAACCTTTTAGTTCATTACTTAGCTTTTCAATTTTTTCTGTATCACCACTACCTAAAAAAGATTTTTCCCAAGTTAACTGAGCACTTTTCAAACCTATCATAAAGCCGTTAAGGTTCATAGTTAAAAATTGCTTAATTCCTAGTCCGACTTTCCTTACTTGGTCAACTTGTAATTCTAATAAATTACTGTAATTTATCGCAGCATTAAATACTTCAACCATTGGGTTTACTAGCTTTTTAAAAGTTAGACTTAAAGCCTCCATTCCTATATTAAAACTATCTGCTATTTTTTGATTACCCATAAAAGCGTTTGAAAGACCTACTAAAGCAGAGATAACAATACCAATACCTGCACTTTTTAATGCAAGACCTAAAGCCTTTGTGCTTAAAGTCATTCCTAGTATTGATGCTTGACTATTTTTAGCACCTTTTCCAACATCTTGAACTCCTTTTTCAAGACCTGATAATCCTTCTTTAGCACCAGATGTATCTGTTTTTATTACAATAGTTTTTTCTAGTTTCGCCATAGTATTCTTTTTAATTGTTTAAACATTCGTCTAAAGCTAGAGTGATATTCTTCTAAGCCATAAACAAAGTCGTAATGTTTATCTTTGTATTCTACTAGCTGTATATGATCTATACTAAGAGGTATCAGCTTTGCAGTATGTTCTATATATTCTTTTAATTCCATATTAAATAATCTCCATTTTGTAATTGTATATTCCTAGAGTTTTGATATAACGCCCAATTTTCGCCATAACCTAAACTCATATTGTTAATTATATTTACATCAATATCTGCTGATATTTGCCATACCCTTTTAGTATCTGATTGACTATCTAATAAGCCAAATCTTAGAACACCATTTGCAACATCTATATATAATGTACAAGTTGTTGG